ACGCCAAGGACCGCGCATCGCTGGCAGAGCAGATTATCAGCAACCCACTGCTTGAAGTGGTGCTGAACGAGTTGGAACACGACGCAATTGAACGCGGCATTTATGCCCCGCCGAACGACCACGAAACCCGGCAGTCAGCAATGGCCGAAGCCCGTGCCGTAAGAGCTTTCCGGTCGAACCTTGCAGCATCCCTGCGAGACAATCGACCGACGAAAGGCGCACCCGTCTAATCGGGGCGTCCACACGAACGCCGAAAGGCAACCCCAGACATGGTAAGCGAAAACGACAACCTGACCTCGGTCGGGACCGATAACGCGCAACCCTCTACCTCAAGCGATACCTCGGAAAGCTGGGACTACTTCGACCCTGATGAAGATCAGGACAACGGAGAAGCCCCAACGGAAACCGAGACCGATGGTGAGACGGATGAGGCCGCTGCGAGCGACCAAGAGGCCGAAGTCAGTGACGACGACGACGAGACCGAGACTGCCGAAGCGCCCGACAAGAACGCCAAGCCAGCCAAGGTTGACGACACCGTTATCGTTGAGTTGCAGTCAGGCGAAAAGGTTCCTTTGTCGGAACTGAAAAACGGCTACCTGCGACAAGCCGACTACAGCCGCAAGACGCAGGAGACGAGCAACTATCGTCGAGCCGTCGAAGCGGAAGCCAATCAGCTACAGGCTATCACGGCCACCTTTACCGAATATCTTGCGCAGAACATCCCGGAAGCACCTAGCCCCAGTCTGGCCTATTCAGATCCGGGCCGCTTTACCGCGATGAAGGCAACCCACGATGCGGCGGTCGCTCAGATTGAGCAACTGGTGCGGATGGGTGCCGAAGCTGCCAAAACCGCCAAGACAGTTGAAAACACAGGTCTCCGTGAGGAAGTGCTGAAGCAGGAAAACGAGGCTCTGGCAGCCGCGTTCCCTGAAACGCGCGACCGTGCGGGGCGTGAGAAGTTCTTCAACAATATCTATCAGGCGGCGCAGGAACTCGGTGTTTCTTCGCAGGAATTGTCTGCCGTCACAGACCATCGCTTTTTCGCGGCGCTGCACTTCGCAGCCATCGGAAAGCGGGCCTTGGCGGCACGTTCCAAGGCGCAAGAGAAGGTGAAGGACGTGCCACCCGTCGCCGCTCCAAAGCGGACCAAGGCGGCACCAACGTCCAACAATCGTGATGCCATGGCGAAGCTGGCTCGATCTGGATCGATCCGCGACGCAATGCGGATTGATTTTGACTGACCCTCATCATCATCCCCCGAAAGGACTATCACAATGCCTATCGTTGCAAACACCTTCCAGAGCACGTCTGCGAAGGCCAATCGCGAAGAACTGTCCGACGTTATCAGCCGCATCACGCCGGAAGATACCCCGATCTATTCCATGATCGAAAAGGTTTCTTTCGATACCACTCACCCTGAATGGCTGGTGGATGATCTGGCAGCCCCAGTCGCCAACATTCAGCTTGAAGGTGACGAATACACCTTCGGCGCGACCACTGCTGCCGTTCGTCTCGGCTCCTACACCCAGATCATGCGCAAGGATGGCGTCATCTCTGGCACGCAGGATGCCACCAACAACGCCGGCAACGTCGAGCAGGTGAAGTATCAGAAGCTCAAGAAAGGCGTCGAGCTTCGCAAGGATACCGAGTTCGCCATCGTTGACACCAACGCACAGGTGGCAGGCGCTACCCGTGAGTTTGGTTCGCTCAGCACCTGGATCACGTCGAACGTCTCGCGCGGTGCGACCGGCGCTAACGGCGGATACAATACCGGCACCGGCCTCACAGCCGCTCCGACCCCCGGCACCCAGCGCGCCTTTACCAAGGTGCTCATGGATACCGTCATGCAGTCAGGCTACACCAACGGGGCCAACTTCCGCCATGTGTTCACCTCGCCTTACGTCAAGTCGGTGTTCGTCACCTTCATGTCGGATACCAACGTCGCGGCCTTCCGCTACGCTGCTTCCACCGGCAAGAACAACAGCATCATTGCCAATGCTGACGTTTACGATGGCCCGTTCGGCAAGGTCATGATCCACCCCAACCGCGTGATGGCAGGCTCGGCTACGCTGGCCCGTAACGTGTTCTTTGTGGACCCCGAGTTCCTTCAGTTCGGCTGGTTCCGCAAGATCAAGGAGGACAAGGACGTTGCCAAGACCGGCGACGCCAAGAAGTTCGTCCTGATCGGTGAGGGCGCGCTTAAGGTCAAGAATGAGAAGGGCCTTGGCGTCTGTGCTGACGTGTTCGGTCTGACTTCCTCGACCTGATGGGTTGGCCTAAAGGCGTTCCACGCAAACCACAGGGGGCGGCAGCAATGCCGCCCCTTTCCATTTCACCCGAACCAGACGAGGCCATTGTGGCAGATACCAAATCCCCCGCACCCGCTGCCGTTAGCTCGGTCAAGGTCAAGGTCATTCGCGACTTCTGGCGTGAGGAAAAGCCGGACGGCACCGAGGACCGCGTTGTTGCCGGTTCGATCATTGAAGTGTCGGTTGATGCTGCATTTGACGGCATCGAAGCCGGCATGTTCGAGCGGCACAAGGGCGGCTGACATGCAGATCCGTGATGGTGACTGGATCCTGCACGACTGGCAACCGAAGCTGGGCCGGCAGGTCTGGCGACGTGAGAACCCAGATGGCACACTCACCTTCCGGACAGATTACGAAGTCGAGCCGACCATTGATATCAACACGGCTCAGCGGAACATGGCAGCGCCAGGATGGTCTGGCGACTATCACCACGTGGCTTCAATCCCGCTGAACGTCCTTTACAATAGCGGCATGGCGCAGGCCCACACCGAAGGCGATACCGCCTTTGTGTCACGCTGGCTTAATGACAGCGATAACAAGGCGTGGCGGACAAAGGATGGGACCGTATGAGCGCTTTTGCGGACTATCTCGATTTGAGGCTCGCGGTATCTGAGCATGTGGGCAATCGTGCCATTAGCGACGTGTTCCCTCGCTTGGTGAAGATGGCCGAGGCGACGCTTAACAAGAAGCTGCGCACCCGGCAGCAGATCACCAACGGGACGTTGACCTTCACCGATGGCGTTGCGCCTTTGCCGGCTGATTGCCTCGAAATCATCTCACTGTTTTTCAACCCCACAACGACCATGCGGGCTGGTTCAATCGTTGATACGCGCGACACTGCATCCGGTGATGACGCCTACGCTGTCTCGGGTTCAAATGTGCTGGTCTACGGCGCAACCGGAACGCGGTCGGTCATCTACTACGCAGCCATCCCGACGCTGACGACATCGACCACCACAAGCAACTGGCTTCTGGCTGCCCATCCGCAGGTTTACCTATACGCGGTCGGGTTTGAGGCTGCCAAGTTCCTGCGTGATCCAGAACTTGCGGCAATGACCGACCAGCTATTCGCCGGCGCATTGAATGACATGCTCATCAATGACGAGCGGGACCGTTGGGCTAACGGCATCGTGCGGCAGAGGACAATCACACCATGACGCTGCTCACGATTGCCCAAGACGTTGCCCGCAACACGGCTTTAGACGTTCCGGCGACTGCTGGCGGTTCGACATCGAGAGAGATTGTCAATATCGTCCAGTTCATCAACGACACCGGGCTTGATGTTGCACGGCGCGTGGATTGGGGCGCGCTGCGGCAGACAACGACCGTGACAGGCACGGGCGCACTGGTGGCCCATGCCCTGCCAAGCGGCTTCTCGCGCCTGATAAACGGCAATGCGGTAAACGCTGGCGGTGTTCCTGTTCGTGGCGGGCTGTCGCCTGATGAATGGGCATCCCTTACCCCTATCCAAGGAACGCCACGGTTCTTCCGGCTTCTCGGTTCAACCATCAGCTTCTACCCGTTCCTTGCCAATGCCGCGACGGCAAGCGTGACGGTGCAAACCCTGAATTGGGCATCGAACGGCACCAGCCGAATGAACCTTGATGCCGAGACGGCGCTATTCCCCGAGGACTTGCTTGTGAAGGGCGCTATCTGGCGTCAACGTCGGCATGTCGGGCAGGACTTTTCCGATCAGATTGCCGAATACGAGGCTGCGTTGGCTGATTACGCCGCATATGACG